TAAGACTGACATACACAGTGATGTTGTAGTAAGTGAAACAATAGGAGCACATATCTATAATGAAAACTGGTTACGTTTAGCAGATCATGCTAGAACTAGATGTGAGTACATGATACCAGAAAAGTTTTCACTCAATATAGATTTGTATGAAAACCATCCTATCTGGACTACGTGTATGCAGGAAAGTATGGCATTCAACTACAACGAAAGTAATCATCCCGAATTTGCCAATGTACTAAACAACGAGATGCAATTAGAGGATAGGGGAGAACTAGCGAATACAATACCTAATCTATTTTCCCATTTACACAATTTTAATGATTTAAGACTTAACAAAATTTGGCAGAGCCCTCCCGTAGTTGTAGACCATATGCAACCCATGATAATTCCTGAAATTGTAATACCTCAACAGGTTTTTACTGCTCTCCCACTTAAACTTCAAAGACTAAGTCCTGATGATTGGTTATTCTTAAATTTAAACTGGCATGCAACTTTTCAAACAGCAAGTATGTGGGTATCGGATACTATCTGGCAAAATGTCTGTAAATGTATCCCACAACCTAAATCTGATCTAAGGATTTATTTTAGTGAGCAAAATAATAAATGGCTATTTCAAACGGTATAGTTGTTGTAGCACATCCAGATGATTGTATAATACTGGCTGGTGGGTTTATCCAAAGATACAACAAGTCTATTAACTTTGATATCTGTTATCTTACATACAGCGACAATGATGATAGGGCTATAGAAATAAAGAACTTTTGGCAACAACGAAACGTACAAACTAGGTTTTTAGGATATGTCGACGACTATCGAGACATGGAGCGTGGTATAAGTTTCGATAGAGAACAAGCACGTAAATATATAAAACGTGCAGTATCAGGATACGACTTTGCGTTAACTCACGCCAAAGACGGTGACTACGGACATGTACATCATAAATTTGTGCATGAGTGCGTGGCAGAAACAGATGTACCTAAGGTTTACTTTTCCAATACAGAAGCGTATAATAATAAAATAGTGGAAAAGTCTTGGTACTCACTTGATGAGATTCCTTTACACAGTGATGTGGTCAAGGATGAATGGAGTTATCAAACAGGCGAATACTACTACAATATAACAGAGGCGGCATACGACAAACTATATGAGAATATTAACACTAGAGAACACATCATTTGAAATGAATGCAATACCTGATGACGTAGGTGATCTACGTTTCAGTGTATTAGACAATTCAGATCCTAAAGACCCAGACTATTTCTTTATCCCATTAATTTTTATGGAGTCGTTTAATAGTCCAGCACTAGTGTTACGTATTGGCAACAACATTGTTAAGATGCCTGTAGATTGGCAAATACTTATTGGCGAGCCTGACTTGGGAGACTTAGAAGTTGTACCACTTACTAGCATAAACGACAGAGGATTTAGTGTGTTTACATTTAATCCTATCAGCAGTTATAGACCAGAGTTTGAGCCTGTTGAAGTAGTAGACATTTACCAAGATGTTAAATGGTATTTTCCTAAGTTAAAGCCTGGACAGATGTTAGCAGTACCACTAAGTGAAGAAGATAAAAGTATGTGTGCATACTTTGTTAAAGATATCAGCAGACAAAGCGAAGTTGTAAATTACAGTAAAATATGGTAGACAAGTTATCTATTAAAAATGAGATGGCCATGGTAGATGGCAAGGTTAGAGACTTTTACGATGACCTAACAGAAGAAGAACGTAAGAAGTTTAGTCCTTACTTGATACTAAAGTACACAGCCAATGTTAGTGGCAATCAGGATCTCGCTGAATACTATTTGCGCAGATGCAACGATACGTTAAACAAAGACTTCTTTAACATCAATAAACATCCTAAACTACAATGGCTATGTGCAAGTACTGTGAGCCCAGGCATGGGCAATACATTTCATTACTGGATCAAAGCACCTAAAAAAGGTAGTGGTGGCACAAAAGAACGCAAGTTCTTACAGCAGATGTATCCTAGTGCTAAAGAAGATGAACTAGACTTGTTAGTAGAGATTAACACAAAAGATGATCTTAAAGCGCATGCTCTAGAACTTGGTTGGTCTGATAAAGAAATCAAAGAAGCATTCAAATGATCACAGATTTAGTTGTAAACGGTTGTAGTTATATGCATACCTATGCACAAGGTAATGGGCATGTAGATTTGGCTGAAAGATTTAACTTAACACCCGGTGATATTTCAATCTCAGGTAGCGCAAACAGTAGAATAATAAGATCAACCCTAAAGCACAGTCACGAAACACTTAAAAGAACATTATATGTTTTAGGCATGACATTTATTAGTAGAGAAGAATTGCCTATATGTCGTTACGATGAAGGCATATATCCAACAGAACAAGAAGTTTGGGAAGGTGCGTGGACTAATCCTCAGAATCAATTTTTTGGTAAGAACAGATGGGTAGATCATTGGACTGAGAAACATACCAATGAATGGATTAAAATAAGAGAACGTTACGAAGTTGGAACTCTAGTAGATCGACTAGAAGACTTGCAATATAGAATATTATCGATGATCGAAAGTTTGCTTTTTAGGGGACACCGTGTTATAGTTTTTCAACAGGCAGATCAGTGGTGGGATAATTTATCCAATAAAGAAGTTAAAAGATTACAAAAACTAGGACCTTGCAAACAAATTATTGACGGCTTTAGATGGTGTGCTATTAGATGGCAACATAGTCAAGGTGTTCCTTATACAACATATTCTAGAGCACCTGATGAAATAAAGCACAGAGAACCTGGACGACATAAAGAAATAAACGATCACTTAGAAGATTATATAAGACGGTATGAGTTACACCTGTAAGTATTGTGACAAAAGTTATCGCAAGGAATCAACACTTGCGGCTCATTTGTGCGAGCCAAAACGCAGAGTGCAACAAGAGTCTGAAACAGGTGTGCAGTTTGGTCTTAGAGCATACAAACGTTTTTATGAAATGACACAGGGATCTGCACGTAATAAAGACTATGCAGACTTTTGTAAAAGTCCTTACTACAATGCCTTTGTAAAGTTTGGACGTTATTGTGTAGACATACGTGCTATTAACTTCATGAACTTTTGTGAGTGGTTGTTACAAAACAACAAAAAGATTGACCACTGGACAAAAGACAAACTATACCAAGAATGGATGTTACACTACGTAAAACGTGAACAGGCGCAAGATGCACTGGAACGTGGCGTCAAAGAAATGCTGGCATATTGCGAGGACCACGAAGAACTAAAGAATGGCGTAGCAGACTATTTTAGATATGCTAACAGCAATCGTATATGTCATCATATCAGCACAGGTAGAGTAAGTGCATGGCTGGTGTTTAATTGCGATAGCGGTGTAGACTTTTTAGACACACTAAATGAAGAACAGTTGCAAATAATTTACCCATATATTGATCCAGAGTACTGGCAACGTAGATTTACAGACTTTGTGGCAGATACAGAGTGGGTCAAGCAGGCACTCAAGGACATTGGACTATGAAGTTTCAGGCAGATATTGACATAGACTTTGGTGACAGAGAACGGGTACTAGAACACATCAAGCATATACCTGCCAGTATACATCGTGACGGCGAAGTTGTGCCACATAACACAGGTGTGTATGTAAACAACATACCCAAACATCCAATTACCGGACTAGCAAGTATTGACCACAAAGAAGCAGAGCAACGTGGTTATGTTAAACTAGACTTTCTTAATGTTAGTGTTTACCAACAAATACACAGTGAAGAAGAACTGGATGTATTAATGGCAACAGAGCCTCCCTGGCATAGACTGCAAGAGCCAGAGTTTGTTGAAAAGATTATACACATTGGTAATCACTATGACATCGTTAAAAAACTACAACCCAAAACTGTAGATGAAATGGCGGCTGTACTTGCTATAATACGTCCTAGTAAACGTTACTTGTTAAACAAAGACTGGGCTACTATTAATCAGGAAGTATGGACAAAGCCCGCAGACGGCAGTTACTACTTTAAGAAAAGTCATGCTACAAGTTATGCCTACTTAGTTGTAGTACATATGAACTTAGTTCATCT